CTGTCACTGCTTCCAATAGAGCCTCTTATATGGCAGCAGCCAAAACGGGATTAATGTATAAAAAAGAATGGCTAAGCGCCGGAGATAACAGGGTGCGCCCCGATCATCAAATGGTCAACGGCTCCCGTATAGATATGGAAGATTACTTTATCGTCGGAGATACTAAAATGTTACTCCCGGGTGCAAGGGTGCAGGAAAACGGATTACCAAGTCCGGCGTCGGAAATCTGTAATTGCCGCTGTGTAGTCCTTTACATCCCTGTTCGGGTTAACGGAGCATTAGTCAATTTTGACTATGGATTGTGGCCCGTTGCTGCCTAATTAAATTCCCCTCTCGTTTTAATACTTTTTCATCCTGAATCGCAAAAACCAATTTTAGTGAAAAGGTATTTTTAGGGTGTGAAAGCAATCTTCTCTTACAAAACGCAAAGCATTAATGCCTCCATCAAAGATGTGGACGGCAAGAAAGGTATTGTTACCGGTTACTTTGCAAAATTTGACAACGTTGATGCTGACGGAGATATAATCCGAAAAGGGGCTTTTACAAAGTCTATCATGGAGACAGGCCCTGCATCAACTCAACCACGTATCAAACATCTCTTAAATCACAACACCAATCAACCGTTGGGGGCATTAGTAACTCTTTCAGAAGATGCTTATGGCCTTAATTACGAATCTCAAATAGGTTCCCATGCTTTAGGGCAGGACTTTATTAAGATGGTCGAATCAAACCTCATAACAGAACATTCTATAGGTTTTCAGGTAATGAAAAGAAACCAACTTCAGGAATATTCAGAATACATGAAAACACCGGATGCCGGATGGTTTGAACTAACTGACCTGAAACTGTGGGAAGGAAGTTCTTTAACTGCGTGGGGTGCCAATCAGCAAACACCTATTACAGGACTGAAGAGCGATAAGAAAGAAGATGTTTTACAGGCTTTGGTTAACCGCCAAAAGAACCTTGAGAAATTCTGCCGCAATTCAACAGCGACAGATGAAACTATTGAACTCTTACTCATTGAATGCAAGCAACTAACTCAACTTATAATTGAAAACACGAAGCAGGTAAAGATTAATTGCCCCCATTGCAAAAAAGATACCCCCGATATAGAATCCGGAATGGGATATATCAAATGTATCAACTGTGGCGAGACATTTAATTCAAAAACCACTTCGCAGCCAGGAATTAAAAACGTGGAAGTTCTTGAAGCATTAAAACAATTTACCAACTCATTAAAAAAATAAAAATGGCAGACGAAAAAGATATTCTGACTAAAGAGGGGCTTATTGAACACCTCACAGAAATGAAAACAGGCTTGGAAACTTCCCTGAAAACAGAAGTTAAAGCAGAAGTGGTGGATTCCATCAAAGAAAAAATGGAAGCTATCGACGCTATGGCAATCACTGTAAAAGAATTACAGGACAGCGCAACCAAACCGGAAGTTCTTGCAAAATTGCAGGAAGACATGGCAACAACCATAAAAGCGTTTGACCTGTTACAATCCCGTGTAAAAGGATTTAAGATTGGCGGCGAAAGGAAATCAATCTTAACAGTAGGTGAAGCATTGGGTGAAAAACTCTCCGCTCCCGGCGCAATTGAAGATATTGAAAAACAACTCAAATCTGCCGGTGGATCTGCTGTGTTGAAACTTGGCCCCGTGTCTTTAAAAGACATGACCGTAGCTTCTACCTTAACAGGTGATCCGGTGGCCACCTACAATCAAAGGCAGGCTATCATCCCGGCACAGAAAGTCAATTTCCGTGATATGATCCCGACAGTTCAAAGTCCAACAGGTCTTTATGTGACTTACAAGGAAAATACCGGAGAAGCAAACAATATCGGGGTTCAAACCGATGGAGCCACCAAAGGGCAAAACGAATACGCACTAACTGAAGTAAAAACTGTCAACAAGTATATCGCTGGTTTTGCAGTATTCACCAAACAGTTGTTAAAGAATCTTCCTTTCATGCAAGGTACTTTAACAAGGATGCTTTTGAGGGATTTCTACAAAGAAGAAAACTCTTACATCTTCACACAGGTTTCAAGCGCAGCATCCGGTTCTACATCTGGTGGAACTTCACCGGACGACATCAAACAGTTGATTACCTTAATCGGTGCGCAGCTTGACACCAACTTCAATGTTTCCTTTGTAGTGGTTTCTAATCAGACTTTAGCCCGTTTGATTTCAGGCACCTACTCAACTGGTTACTATCCCGGTGCTGGTAGTGTGGTTCTTAGCGACGGTCGCGGTCTTACCATTTTTGGAGTGCCTGTTGTGGGTGCTGCATGGGTAACACCTAACTACGCTTTGATGATCGACAGCGAATACCTGGAAAGAGTTGAAGTGGAAGGCTTGAATATCGCATTCTCTTTTGAAGATAGTGTAAACTTCCGTCAAAACAAAGTAACTGCACGTATTGAGTGCTTTGAGGAAGTGAACCTGATGAGATCCGAATCTGCGATCTACATGAATTTGGGAGCATCCTAATATTCTGGAAAAGCAATAATCATAAGCCTGTCTGTTTATTCAGGCAGGCTTTAATTTTTTAAACCATGATCCAATACGATTGTAAGAAAGTGCCTTTTAATGCAGTCTTAGACCTTATATTTAACGACGGAACGCCGACTGAACCCGTAGTAGTGCAGGAAATTAAAGATTACGCCAAGATTGACACCGGAACCGCAGATGATACGATACTTGGTTACCTGATTACCACGGCCCGTCAACAGTGTGAAGACTTTACAGGGATCAGTATTATTCCACGAACTGTAACGGCTGTACTGAATAATAGTTGTGGTGGAATATTCCTTCCTTATTGTCCGTTTAAGACCTTAACAAGCGTCACTGATCAGGATGGAAATGTACTTACAACCGACGATTATAAACTTTCGGGAACAACCTTTCCGCAACTCATTTATCCAAAGTGGGACAGGTTGACTTTAGTCTATACCACAGGGTACGTTAAATTACCACAGGAAATAAAAACTGCGATTTTACAACAAACTTTCTATCTTTACGAAAATAGGGGCGAAAGTGCTGTAATATCCAGAAGTGGTGTTGTAGCAGAACTAACATTGAGCCCGCAGGCGAAAGCCACATTACAAAGATTCAGAAGAGTATAATATGAAGTTGCTTTTTTTATTGCTGGTTTCCTCAAGTGCCTTTGCTCAAAAGGACACTATTATAACACTACCGATACAGGACGGTAAAGTATTCTATGAGAGAGTTTATCAGGATAGCGGCACGAAAAATGATCTTTTTTTAAAGGCAAAAGACGTGTTTTTAAGGCTGCTTCCCGACACGAAGGATGTGATCCAAAATGAAGACAAAGACAACGGAATTATAGCAGGGAAGGGTTATTTTGAAATGCCTCTTTCAGAAGTGAGAAGCACCATTAGAATAATCGTAAAGGATAATAAGTATAAAGTTCAAATGTTTGATTTTTATGTTTCAAGCACCCTTTTAAGAAACCCAACCGAAACACCGATAGAGAAAAATTACAACTTCGCCAAAGAAAAAAAACGAGGCAAGAATTCCCGGGATTCATGGATTGATTTTAATAACAAGGTTCTTTATATTTTTGAAGAGATCGAAACTGAAATGAATAAAAAACTAAGCACAGATTTTTAATGACTGCAAGCGACCTTAATAGATTAATAACTCTCGAAAGTTACAATTATTCCACTAATGGCAGTGGCGGAATAACTCCCGTCTTAGCGGAACAACTCACTAATATTTGGGCTAAGGTCGACGAGTTAAACGGTGGCAATGTAATCAATCAGGGGCAAGATAAGAATTTTGCTGACTTCAGAATAACGATCCGTTACCGGCCGCAGGTAAATGAAAACTGGAACATCGTCTATGAAGGTCAAACCCTCAAGATCAAACAAATGCAACTCGATAACACTGCTTATAAGAGATACATGATTATTTACGCTTCCACCACCTTAGAACAAAGCTGGTCATAATGCCGCTAAGCCTTACGATAGGGAATCTTGACAAAGTACTTGCGGAAATAAAATCTTACCCAAAAGATACTGAAAAGATAATTAACAATGAGTTCACCGTTTTTGCTGTTGAGACTTCCAACCGCGCCAAAGAACTGGCACCGGTTAATGAGGGAGCATTAAGAGAAAGTATCAACTTTGACGTAGGAAATCTTTTTTTGCACGTGGGAGCCTATATTGAGTACGCTGCTTACCTTGAGTTTGGAACAAAGGCTTTTGCGGCAGCTTATGTAGCTTCCCTTCCGGAAGATTGGCAAGCATTCGCAGCCGAACACAAGGGAACCGGTGAAGGTACTTTTGCAGAATTGGTACAGGCTATCATGAAATGGGTGCAACTCAAAGGAATTGCCACAGGAAAGGATATTAATCAGGCATCGTATCTTATCGCCCGAAAAATAGTGAGAGACGGCATCAGGGCACAACCTTTTCTACATCCGGCATTCGAGGAGAATAAACTTAAATTAATAGAAAATTTAAAACGTCAATTAAATGTTAAGTAGCAATCTTGCAGTACGAAAGGCTTATTATGCTACTCTTAGCACCATTCAATACGAAGGTGTTGACGTTCCGGTATTCTGGAACCAGCTACCTACTACGATTGCACCGGGACTTTATATTATTTTCTCGAACATCCGAAACAATGATCAATCCAATAAAGGCGCGTCCGTTACCCAAACAAGTGTTACTGTGTCGGTTTATACAAACTCTCTGAAGTATAACGACGGTCTTGCTGTGGAATCCGTCTCAAATGAAGTCTTAAACAGAATTTATTATAACCCTCAATTCAAACTTCCTTTAGATACTTTTTTTCAGATCACTCAAACAAGGCTCACCTCTGACATCACTAATAATTTTAGTGAGCGCCAAAACATCTACATCGACCGGATTTTAGTCTTTAATCACACCATTTTTCAGAACGTTTCCTAAAAAACGGTTTTACAGGTTATTTATCTTTAAATCCTAAAATTAAAATAATGGGATTACGCAGACAAATTTCCGGTATTGACGTATTACTACAGATCGATCCGCTTGGTGGAACCAACTTCGATTTAGTGGTGTGCCTTACCTCCAACGGGCTGGAACGAACTACTTCAGTGATCGATGCCGCTTCAAAATGTGGCCCTGAAAAACTACCCGGCGTGCGCTCCATTCAGGTACCTTTTGCCTTTAATGATGTTTTGGACGCAAATTCTGGAGAAATCTCCGAAGAAGCCCTCCATGATTTGTGGCAAAACCAGACGATCATAACCTTTAAGTACGGTAAACTGACTCCCGCAGCGGGCGATGTTACCTACACCGGCACAGGTTTTATCTCTGAATTGAAGTCTTCTGCAGCACAAAACGCAGCAGCGTCAACAACTGCTACTATTGAAGTTCAGGGCGACGTGACAAAAGTAAAAACAGGTTCATGAGTTACATCACAATTAACATCGGGGGCAAGGATCGCGGCCTGAAATTCAATCAGGGAGCTTTGGTTACATTTCAGGGAAAGATTGATCCGGATAACGTAGCGGGAACCACAGGTTACGCACTTATCTGGGCCGGACTGAAAGCCAACTGTTATGTGAAGGGAGAAGAATTTACAGAAACCTTTGAAACTGTGTGTGACTGGGTAGACGAACTTCCTGAAGAGGTAATTATGGACGTAGTTAAGACATTCCAGGAAACACAAGCCTACCAGAAGTTGATCCCCGAAGGTAAAAAAAAATCGATGCAAAAGAGTACGAAGCGCAATGCCTTGAAATAGCGTTAGGACGTTTAGGGTGGAGCCCTTACGAATATTATACCAGTAGCCCTTGCGAGTTCTATTATGCTTGCAAGGGCTATTTTGATAAAGAAGAGCAAGACATCATGATATGGCGAAAAGTAGCACAGGCAGCGTCGGCAGGATTTGTAAAGTCGGCAGACTTTGAGGAATTCTGGCCCTCAATAAAGGGGGAGCCGGAAGAAAGCCCGTCATGGAGCGCCACCCCTATTGAGTTACGGAAGAAAATTTTAAAAGAGTTAAGAAAATGAACCCACTTGAGATAGTTGTTACCGGAAATGTTGACGGTGCGAAGTCTGCGCTTCAAACCGTACAAAACGAACTGGGTAAGACAGCCCTTGCCGCTCAAAAGAGTGATTCTGCTATTGATACGTTCGGAAAGACAATGGCCCGCTTTAGCTCACAGGGAAGCCAATCTATTGCCCTATTAACGGGAAAGATTGAAGCCCTGAAAGCTGAAATGGTGAACATAAAAGACATTTCAGTCCTTGCCAAGTTCAATCAGGAAATTGAAGCGAGCGAACTGCAGTTAGGTAAGATGTCCAACGCAGGAAAAACCGGTTTTAATGAGTTGGGAGATGCCGTTCAAAAGATGGGAAATCCATTAAGTCATGGGTACGGTATTTTAAGAAAGATAGCGTATGTTTTGCCGGGAATCGGAATATCTGGAATAGTAGCATTCGCAACGGAGCCTATCATAAATTTTGTTGAAAAATTACTCGATGCCAATAAAGGAATCGATGAAGTGCAGAATAATCTTGACAATTTAAATGATGTAATGGCCGATGCCAATAAGAAAGCAGGTGAACAAATTTCCACCCTTAAAATTCTTTATCAGGCTGCAACGGATGTCAATCTATCGATGAAAGACAGGCTTGCTGCAGTTAAGGAGCTTCAAAAAGCGTTTCCTGATTATTTCGGAAATGTAAGGACAGAAGCCATTCTAAACGGGGATGCCAAGAAAAGCTACGATGAATTAACCACGTCTATTATAGCTAACTCCAGAGCCAAAGCAGCCAAAGATAAGATTGATGAACTGGAAGCGAAAAGATTAGATTCAGAGTTTCAAAGGGAAAAAATAAGGGCCGCGGCAGACAACCAAATAGCGCAGATATACAAGAACGGCCCTAAACAACTTTCCGGCGGAAGTCAAAGTAGTTTCGGCACAGGCACGGGCGGCGGTGTCACTATCAGCATTGCCGAGCAAATAGCGCAGGTAAATAAATCTAAAAATGCCGCATTAGAATTGGCTGTTTCAAATGAAAATTCTCTGCAAGCTCAGGAAGATTTTCTTACCAAATTCGCCTCCCTTCCAACACTTGCCAGCGTGATCGAAAGTTCAGACAAGCCAACCAAAGGTAAAAAAACCAACCCCTTTGAAATCTCCCTTAAAGAACTGGAAGATAATTATAAACAGGCTCAAGCCCTTTTAGTTAGTCAATATGACGCTAATACAAGCGATGCAAAGAAAAATACTACAGTAGTTAATGATCTTCTTTTAAAAGCCCAACAGGATTTTTTAGAAAAGAAACTCGCTTTAATTAAACAGTACGGGAAAAAGGAAGGAGATGTGGATTTGGAGATTGCTAAAA